CCACTTGAGTTGATTGTGATTGTACCAAATCGCGCAACGATCACAGACGCCAAACGCCCGTGGGTTGCGGCTACTGGTCCTTGCGCGACCGGAGAGCGACGCATAACCCATTTTGCCCTCCCGTCATTAGCGATAGTAGCCTGAAATCTGCGGACTTATATACATGGAAACGTATTCCGTGTCTTGTTGTGCCGCAATATTATATGCCTCGTCGGCCAAAGGCTTCAAAATTTGAGCCAACGGCTGATTCCAGAGCGTTGCCAGACGGAAAGCGAGACCTGTCGCAACCGCATCCAACCAGCGGTAAGGTATGTCCAAAGTTTGTCCATTGGTAAAACCCGCGTCTTGAATTTGAATGACACGATAAAACGAAATCGTAGCCGGACCTGTTGATGTATTGGGAACAGGCCAGATCGTGATTGTCGGGCTAATAAGGCGATCAAACCAATAAATCGTCGGGAAACCTTGCTGATCCTTGTTTGGATACGAGGCATATTCAGAACGAGATACTGGCAAAATAATGCGGTCGATATTTTGCCCGCCAGAAGTCGTTGTGACGTAAGCATCCAACACCATCACAGTGCGATTTGCATCTGCGGCATCAGGATTACCCGCGCCATCAGAGCCAGCGGCATAGGTTGAAACGCCTGTAGTTAAATCGAATGTAACAAGATCGACCTTCCAAAGATTTACGCCTTTGTTTGCCCAACTTGAAAACATCAAGTTAGTGGCCGTACGCGCCGAAGACATATGCTCTTGAGCAATAGCGGTGTTCTTCACTCCCGCCATGTTAAAAGCGTAGAGCGTCAATTCGCCGAGTGAGGGATTGTATGCGTAAGTCCCGCTACTCGTCATGTGAGGTTACCGCCGTCCGGCTTGCTGAACGTAGATTGTTGCCGTTCCTGTGCTTGCAGAAACATTCAAGCGGACGCCACGGCAAGGAATTGTAAACGAAATTGCTTTATCAGCCGTCGCGCTACCAAAAGTCGTATCAGTGAACCAAGTCGCCGAACCCGCTGAAAATCCATCAGCGGATACATCATTGAATGTGTATTCAACTGTATATGTTGCGGTCGCGCTAATATCGACACCGATGCCGACGTTGAACGGATTTGCAAGGTTATCAAGACCAATGACTGCCGACGTTCCGGCTCCTGTCACGGTATAAGAAACTATCGGAAGAGCCATATTACTTGCCTTTCTTAGCGCCTGAAGGTGACACAGGCCAAGATTTGCGCTCTGGCCCCGTCTTCTCTTTAGACATAGACTGTTTTTCTGATTTTGTCATCGCAGAAGCGGCTTTTGCGGGGCGGCAAGCGGGATAAGGACGGCTTCCTTTTTCACTGCCAGATCGACCACAAGCCTCGCCTGTTTTAATGTCTTTCCACTCTTCGCCAAACCACTTACCAAGACCGCCGCCAGAGGCTTTGTTCACGCGATTATCGTCGCCTGACCATTTACCACCATGTTGCTTGTACCACTTGGATGCGTACGCATTTGCGTACGCTGATGGGTAAACATCAAACTTTGCGCGAGCCGCTGCTTTTGCGCGACCCCACAAGCCTGCGTTCTGAGCCTTTGCGGCCATCAGCAACCCCACTTACGAAGTGATTTATTGATTCGGCTGTTTGGGTCTGCCGCTTTGGCTGACCCCGTCAACTTGCGCTTCATCCCGGTCATTCTGGCGCAAAATGATTTATGCCGAGAATTACCTGTATCCTTGGTTGGCGCTTTCAGATTGTGCCCTTCAGCGCGAGCCGATGCGCGACCTTTTTCATTCAAGCCGCCAGAAGGTGACTTGCCCTCAGAGCGCTGCCATGCGGGAGACTTTGCCATTTACCCCTCCTGAAAGGAAAGCGGGGGCCGAAGCCCCCGCGACCTTGATGTCTATCAGGACTCGTACGACTTGTGGGTCGCAGGCTCCTTGCCAGCAGCAGCCGATGAAAGCGGGTTCATGTCTGAACCAGCGCGACCGCCTGACTTGCGAGCCGAACGGTCAGCGCGCTTCTTAGCGGCTGCGCCGTGAACAGCCATGCCGCCGTGCTTACGCTTCGCACGACCGCCTGACTTCTTCTCTTTTGCTTCCTTGACGACGTTTGAGCCCGCTCCGGCGTAAACATCTGACGGCGCTTTGTCGTCAGCGAAGTTACCCTTCATCGGCTTATCGCCAGCAACACCACCCTTAGCGTGAGCCGCACGGGGGTGCTTATGATCATGCATTTTGCCCTTCATGTAAGGCTCCTATCTTAGGTGTAAACGCCGGGGTTGGCTTGGAAGCCATTCCAACCTTGCAAGTAGCGAACAATCAAGATTGCAGAACCTGTCGTAGTGACAGGAGCGGCACTTGAATCAACCCAAATCTGAGCGTCTTGGGTATTGTTCACGTTATTCCAATTCGCAATCAGGCTTGTGACAGGGACGCGATACTGACCCTGAACAAGGTTTGCGTTTGCAATAGCACTTGCAAGTTCGTTAGCAGCGGAAGTCGTTCCGATGCTGAGTGTTGCGCTATTCGTCCAACCAGCAGTGATATTCAGATAAATATCTGTGATCAGGCTTTGAGCCGGGATCACAATGCTAGTGGCCGTATTCGTCGTTGACTGAGTAATCGTGGTCGCTTGGACCATGCTTACAAAACCAACATTCTGGGTTCCATTCGACCCGCCGACCCCGGCAAGATTGCCGGAGCCGTCAGAGTTGAGGACATTCCCCGCCAGAATCGGGCCAGTGAAAACTGTGCTACCCATCTGGATAACTCCTTACGAAGTTGGGAACGAACCGAAGATTGAACGCCAGTTATAGTAACCGAACGAGTAACGCTCATAACCCTTAACGAGAAGGTTATCTGTCACGAAATCGACTTGCATGTCTGTTTCGAAGGCCACGCGCTCCATGTAGGAGAGGCCATCGATGTTCGTCAGCAAGAACCAAGCATACTGCGAGGTCAAGAAGTCGTTGACAATGTAACCTTCCGGCAAGCCGCCAGCAGTGCTGATGATCGCGTTGACATCATTATCTGCTGTGCCCGGACGCAATTCAGTCTTCGTAAGACGGATTGCAACAGGCTCAAGCTGCGGCGGTACAACGAGTTTACGCGCACGGGCAAACACTTTCAAACCAGCTTGGTCTTTGAAGTTCGTACGAACTGCAATCATGCCGCTGAGAAGCGATGCTTCGTTGAGGTCAAGCTGTGTTGAGAAGGTGTTTGCAACAGTGCCGCCATCGATCGGATGGTTCGTGGCGCAAAGTGCTACGCCGTCACCACCAACTGAAGCGTTGTAGGTCGTTGCCGTGTTAAGGATATTCGCGCCATAAATTTCTTTGGTCTGTTGAAATGATTCAATGAGACCAAGATTGCTTGGCATGAACTGTGTCTTGTAGAGGTTATCGTCAATCGCCTTGCGGGTGATTGCATAACCAAGACCGATTTCGGTGTGTTCTTGGTTATAGACGTAACGCTCGCCTGCACCGTTATCAAATTGCGTCTGACCACCTTCAGTCTTGAGTTGTGCAAGACCAAGGAAACGCATTTCAGCGGTGCGTTCCAGAGCCATGCGCGACTCATGCTTCGTGAAGATTTTGTCGTACTGCGACGGAATCTGTTCATACTTGCCTTCAACCCCACGGAGACCGGGGAGGAGAAGGTCTTTAATTGCTGAGAGATTAACAGCCATTGAAGTCTACTCCTCTTAGATGCCCGACAGATTGCGAGTGCCGACGTTGTTGAACGCGACGATCACAATGTTGTTGGCAGATGCTGTATCCGTGCCGTTTGCGCCCGGAGGTGCAGTGACAAGTGATACAACGCGGAAGGGAAGGGTTGTCGTTGTAGCTGTGCCGACAACGGCGATATATGCACCCGAAATGCCCGATGCAGAGTTACCCGTGCCGTATGCAAACTGGACGTTTGCACCGATGTCGGCCTGCGTGAGCGGACCAGCCGCTGACGGACCAACCTGTACACGGAAACGTGCGTTAGGATCGTTGACATAATAAGCCGTCACATCGCCGTTAGCATCGGAGCCGCCCCAATAGTTGGACCAGACGACGCGCTTCTGCGACGTTGAGAGATAGGTGCAGCCAACGAAAATGCCTGCAACGCCCGTGGCCTGTGTGCCGGGGGTGATGCTTGAACCTTCGAGGTAGCCTGTACCTGACTGATTGAAATAGACCGGATCGCCGAAATAGATCGGCGTTGTATAGCCGGAAGCAATAAGGCCTGTGACCTGTTCATAGGTCGGGGCAGAGCCGTTACCGCTCGCCTGCTGGAATCCGAAAGGCGCGTAAGTATTCGCCATGACGGTAACTCTCCATTTTTGCGAGAAGGTTGCTATGCGCCCGGCACCGCCAACCTAGACAAATTGTGAACCCGCCTCCCCGAGGGCGGGCTTAGAAGCTGAACCTCAATCCTCTGGGATTGGCATCGGTTCAAATGACTTCTTCACATTGGGCTTAACGCGAGCGTGATCACGCGTCATAGTCCCGTCAGGCGTAGAGGCAAGTTGTTGCTCTTTAGCACGAACTTGCATCCTTGCTCGCCGTAACTCTACATCACGCGCCTCATTTGTCAACATTTGAGGACGCTCCATCAATATCATGCCTTTTCTTTCGATAATTGAGGCCTTGCTGTGAAGAGGCATCATCTCTGGATGGCGACTTGCGGGAACGGCTTCCCACCCCGCGCGAGCCAAAGAAACTTGATAAGAAGGGTCTTCGCGGCCCAAAAGCGTGTGACGTTTCCATTCATACGACCATCCATCTGGGATGATTGACGGGTCAATGTAAAACTCGTCAATGCTGTCAAGATCAACGTCGCCACGATTGGCTTTAATCTCGGCTGCGCGACGTTCTGCGCGGGCGCGGGGATCGTCTGACTTAACATCAGGCGCCACTGCCTTACGGTTAAGGCCTTTTTCAATCTGAAATTTCTCAGTCATGTGATGTTCCTCAGTTCAACTTGCCTTCGCGCTTCAACGCGACCATGTTC